AGCTGGTAAAACCAGAGTGGTCTGTATAACGAATTGGTGGATCCAAATGCTTCTACTTTCGTTTCATGAAACACTTTACCAAATGTTTCGAAAAATGAAAGGAGATTGTACTTGGAACCAAGAACAAGGCGTTAAAGATATTCAAAATTGGTCTAAATGCGGATACGAGCTTTTCAGCTTCGATCTAACTGCAGCTACAGATCGCTGGCCTATATCTCACCAAAGAATTGTCATATCAAGTCACTTTGGAGAAGAATTAGGAGATCTCTGGTATGAACTAATGTCCATACCTACTCCTTATTCTAAGGATCTCAAAAGGTTTGTTTGGTATAATACCGGACAACCTATGGGAAACTATAGCTCCTGGGCTGCCTTGAATCTTAGTCATCACTGGGTAATACGATACTTAGCTTATAAGAACAAAGTTCTCCCAAGATATCGTGTTTTGGGAGACGATGTAGTTATAAGCGGTAGGGTATTAGCCAATGCTTACCAAGAATATATGAATAATAAACTGGGTGTTGAAACTGATTTAAGTAAAAAGGGAATAAAACACGTAGAAGGAAAACCTTCATGTGCAGAATTCGCTAGACATTTAATATCAGATGGGCGTATTGTTGGCACTATTTCTCCTAACTTGTTAAACAGGATATTTAAATTTGGTGAACACCAAATGATTCCTGATTTAATGGGAGAGGTAAGAAATAAATTCAACAAAACAGTGTACGTGACCGCAGACAACATCTACATACCTATCCAACTTTCTAAACTCATAGGTGCAAAAGCACTTAATGAGGCTTTAATCTCTATATCTGTTCCAGGCTTCATCAACAAAAATGTTGAGTTTTTCGAGGATGATATAACTACTCTAAATATAGATTTAGAGAATGATTATATATCTTACGGAAATCCGTGGAAAGGTAGAGATAAATCCCACGTTGCTAATATAATTCAGCAACGCTGGCTTAAAGAAAGTCAAAGAAGATTAGACAGTTTAAATATACTGCATACTAATCTCGAGGATCCGGGTAGTACGAAACCTCAGGGGTATCTTCTCTCTGAACCCAATCATCCCATAAAGTTTATGATCTCCAATCTATTGGACGAATTATCCAAACAGATGATGGAGGTTGCCTTTATTAGAAGAGATCCTAGTCCTAAATTAATAGAAACTAGTATTGATCTTCTAATTGCAACTCTCACTAAAGGTGAGACTTACAGGCAATGGAGAGAAGGAGGATCGGTAAAACGCAAGAAGACTGCAAAGTTTTTCAACAAAACTTTGAAGAACTGCCCTGACGAATTTATACCGAAACAAGTAAGTTGGGAAGATTGGGGTAATCAATGGAAGTGAGACTCAGAAAAACAGTTGAAATAAACTAGTTTCTTCTTAAAGCTTACTTACACATCTTTCAGAAAAGCAGGCGGGGACC